AATTCTTACTTACAAGGATAACGAAGCGTTAGACCAATCAATTATTGATCAAATAGAAAAGAACCGCGAGAAAGCCAAAACGTCTACTTATTGGGCTAATTGGTGGAAGGTCTATGGTGAAGGTCAATTAGGAATGTTAGAAGGGGTTGTATTCAGTAATTGGAAACAAATAGACACGATACCCAAAGAAGCAAGGTTACTCGGTATAGGGTTGGACTTTGGTTACACGAACGACCCGACGGCAATAATCGAAATATACAATTATAACGGGCAACGAATCGTTAACGAGTTAGCCTACCAAACGGGGTTGCTAAATAGCGACATAGCTAAACTCTTACCAAAAAACGTAGTGGTTTACGCGGATAGTTCCGAACCTAAATCAATAGATGAAATAAGAAGATACGGAATAACGATTAAAGGAGTAACAAAGGGTAAGGATTCCATAAACTACGGAATAGACGTAATTCAGCGTAACGAATACTTAGTAACGTCAAACAGTAGTAATTTAATCAAAGAATTACGCTCGTACATTTGGGACACGGACAAGCAAGGTAAACGCCTAAACAAACCAATCGATTTTAATAACCACGCTATCGACGCATTTAGATACCACGAAATGGAAACGTTAGGTTTAGGGTCTTATTACGGAAGTTATGCAGTACGGTAATACGAACGACCTTCAAGTAATGATTGCGCGGGTAGAATCGTACATATATGAACGAACGGGAAAGCAGGTTAAAATAGTTTTTAATAATATGGCACGTTTTCCACAACATTTTGAAATGCTTGTAAGGGCGCACGAATATGTACTGAATTACAAAAACACGAAAAATTAATTATAATAATATGAAGTTAGATATAGTCGTACCAAGTTCAATTAGTGAAATACCATTATGTAACTACCAAGAATTTTTAAAGCTACAAGCAACGTCTAACGACGAAGAATTTATAGCACAAAAAATGATTGAAATATTTTGCGGATTGAAACTTCAAGAAGTAGTTAAACTAAAACTAACTTCTATTAATGAACTAATCGTACACTTTACGGAAATCTTCAAGGAAAAGCCAATCTTTAAACCTACATTTAAAATAGGCGATATAGAATTTGGATTTATTCCCGACCTTGAGAATATAACCTTTGGGGAATATGTAGACCTTGAAAACTACCTATCGAAGTGGGAAGACTACCACAAAGCTATGGCAGTAATGTACCGACCTATAACAATTCGTAAAGGAGAAAAATACGAAATAATGGAATACACGGGAGCGGCTGCATTTAGCGAAGGAATGAAGTTCGCACCTATGGACGTAGCTATTTCTTCAAGTGTTTTTTTTTGGAGTTTAGGAAGCGAGTTATTAAGCGCTACCCTCGACTATTTGACGAACGAGATAAAGACGAACGAGAAAGAGTTTCAGACTTTAGCGCACGAACTCAATTTGGGAAAAAGTGGGGTTGGTATTCAAGCATATACGGACTCGCTAAAGGAGACCTTACAAAATATGACATTGTTACAAAATACGGATTATTTAAATGTCTCACCTATCTCACTTTCGAATCAGAGAAAAACGAAATTGAATTAATGGAAATAAAAAAGGCTAAATTATGACAGGTTATTATTCACTTCTTGACACGCTTAAAACACACTTCACTAACGACCCGCTCGTAAACACGATAACGCAAGGGTCAATTTTTAACGTTGATTTAGGCAAACAAAATATCTTTCCATTGGTTCACGTAATGGTAAACAATGTAAACTTTAACGACAATGTTATTAGCGCGTCGGTTACTATTCTTGCAATGGATAACGTAAGCCAACGCAAGGAAGAACCTACGGGAAAATTTGAAACTTCAGACAACGAAATAGACGTTTTAAATACTCAGTTAGCAATTTTAAACCGATGTTTTGAAATGCTAAAACACGGTAATATATGGGACGATTTGTACCAACTAAACGGCGCACCTAACTGCGAACCATTTATAGAAAGATTCGAAAACTACTTGGCGGGGTGGGCTATGACTTTTAACGTAGACTTCCCTAACGAAATGACTATCTGTTAAATGGAAAAGGAACGCCAATTAGAAGCCTTAAAAATATTCAGAGACCACGTTATACAGAACGCGAAAAATAATCTATCCGCTAAAAATAGTACGGGTAGCCTTCAACAGAGTTTAGAAGGCGAAGTAGCCGTTAACCCCAATTCAATAACCCTTTACTTTGAAATGTTAGAATATGGGTTTTACCAAGACCGCGGGGTTAGGGGTGTCAAGTCGGGGCGCAGTTTAAGCGACTTCCAATTTGGCACGGGAACGGGAATAAAAGGCGGGTTAACCAAAGGCATAAAAGAATGGGTTAAACGTAAGGGAATAAAGTTCCGCGACAAGCGAGGAAAGTTTATTAGTTACGATATGACTGCCAAATTTATAATAAGGTCAATTTGGAATCGTGGTATAAAACCAAGCCTTTTTTTTACAACACCTTTTGAAAAAGCATTTAAGAATTTACCCGACGAAATGGTAGAACTTTACGGATTAGAAGCCGAAGAATTATTTGACACAATAATGAAAGAAAATTTTAAAAATTATGGCGATTAATAGAATATTTGCACGAAGCCCATTTATAGTGGAAATTAACCAACCTACCCAAGAAGGTAGCAAGGTTGAACTTTACATATACCAAAATGGAAACCCGCCCCCAATAGCACCAAGTTACACGTTGGAGAAACTGATTCCTGCAAGTAACAACACCCAAACCCTTTACAATATTTCCCCATACCTATTGGAGTACATAGAACACACGACTTTTAATAATAACTACGCCACAGATGAAGGTTTACTAAACGTAAACGAATACATATTAGTAGACGTTAAAGAATATTGGTTAGACCCCTTTACGCAATCCTATGTACTTTTAGGAACTACAACCTATTGGGCATACGATGGCTTCGGGTATTATTCGCAAGGTTACAACCCAAGCCATATATTTACAATGCCCGTACACCTTGACAAAAAAGACTATTACTTTTGGAGCGACGCAAACAATAACCCTTTGTTAAATAGCCTTGAACGGGCGGGTACTTTTACGGCATATTTAGAAACCCATTGGACGGTAAAATACACGCAGTTACAAACGGGTTTGTTTTGGCAGTATTCAATTACGGGTGGAAATTCTATGTACAATCTTTACCGAGTTCGACCAAGTTATTATCTTACGGGAAACAAGGTAGAAATATTTAACGGAGCGCAATTACTTTGGACTGCTACTTTTAATCCAATAGAAGAATGTAAGTACGACGTTCAAGTAGTGGACTTCATTAATATGTACGGGGCGTGGCAACGGGAATTTTTCTTTAAAGCATCTTACGAAAATTTAGAAACTTCTACAACCGAGTTTAATTTAATGCAAGAAATGGGGTTATTTGGAAGTTGGGACACTCAAGCCAACCAACGGCAAACCTTCAACACTAACGGAATAATTAGCTACCGAGTTAATACGGGTTGGGTAGACGAATCCTTTTCTTCTAACCTTCAGCAACTTATGTTAAGTGAAAGAATCTTACTAAATAACGAACCCGTTAAACTAAAAACGAAATCAATCGACAAGCAAAAGAGCATTAATAACCATATGATAAATTACGTTTTGGAATTCGAGCAAAGTAACGACCTAATTAACAACGTTATCTAATGAAAAGGCAAGTACGAGTTTTTGTAGAAGGTCAACAATTAGACTTATTCAACGACGAAGTTATAGAAGTAACTTCTACTATTCAAAACATACAAGACATATCGAAAACATTTACCGATTTTTCGCAGTCGTTTACGATCCCTACAAGCCCAAAGAATAACGCTATTTGGGAATACTTCTACGAAAACGCTTTGAATGGTACTATTAATTACCAAGAACGTTTAGACGGGTACATAGAAATAGATATGACTTTTTTTCGTAGGGGCAAAATACAGATGGAAAAAAGCCAACTGAAAAACGGGCAACCCGACTCCTATACGATTACTTTTTATGGAGACGTTACAACCCTTAAAGACCTTGTAGGTGAAGACCTTTTAAGCGACCTTGACTACACCCCAATAAACCATACCTATAGTTTTGCAGAAGTCTACCAAAGAGTAACTAACGGGGCTATTGATTGGGACGTATGCTACCCGCTAATTACTTCGAATCGTATTTGGGAATACGGCGCAGTTCAACCAACTGCAACCCTTCCTAATTGGTTGCCTTTTGTAAATATTCCGATGAACACTAACGACATACGGACAAATCAAGGGGCAATAGATTACAGAGAATTATTCCCCGCCGTTAGGGTTGCATCTTTGTTTAATCTAATCGAAAATAAATACGGAGTAAATTTCACGGGTACTTTTTTGAGCGACCCAAAGTTTACGCAATCTTACCTTTGGTTTAAAAATAGAAATAACTTTGCCTTTACAAGCCAACCCGAAAATATCACTTTAAATAGTTTTGTCGGTGGGGGTGGTCACGGAATTTATAATCTTATTCCTTACGTTGACATCTTAAATAGTACGGTAACTTTAAACTTTTTGTCGGGCGTTAGTTTTCATAATGTTTATTTATTTATATCAAACAACTCAAACCCTACAATTCCATTTTATATAGATGTTTATCAGAATGGTACTCTTTATGCAACTTGGAATGGATTAGGATATAATACTAACGGAAACTTAGTCGCGATTCCAAACGTTCAAGGATTAAACGACGTATACACCTTTCAGCTTCGAAGCGACGTTGGTTTAAGCATTGATTTTTTATTGACGTATTCAGTTGATTATGTTATTAGTTCTGTAAGTTATAATGACTTTGTCGACTATTCAACTAACACCATAACTACAAGCGCTACGACTAACCTTGCTTGGTTAGCGCCTACTATGAAGGTACAAGATTTTGTTTCGGGAATCCTAAAGGAATATAACCTAACTTGCTATGGTACTGCGCCCAACACTTACGAAGTTATCCCGTTGGACGATTGGTATTCCGCGGGTGCAATTATCGACATAACTAAATTCACGGACAAAACCGAAATAGGAATAGACCGCGTAAAGTTATACAAGAAAATAGCTTTTAGGTATCAGCAGTCAAGTAGCTTTATGAACAAAGCGTTTTTCGACCAAGCGCTACGAGAATACGGAAACACGGAATACCAATACCCATACGACGGGGGAGAATTTAACGTAGAACTTCCTTTTGAGAATCTACTATTTAATCAATTCTTTGAATTAGGAAACCCAACGGGACTTCAAGTAGGCTATTCGTTAGATAGTGCGTTTGCGCCATATATTCCTAAACCTTGTTTACTTTACAAATTTGGTTCGGTTACTTTACCGCACCATATCCACTACACAGACGGAACGGGAAACGTTACCAACTTCGACTACGTAATGTTTGGTCAAGACCTACAAGTATTAGGTATTGATTACTCTTTGAACTTTGCGCCCGAAACTTCTACCTATTGGTTACAAGTTATTAACCAATCAATGTTCCGAACGTATTATTTTCCGTACTTGACGAATTTGTTTAATCCAAAAAACCGACTTACCACAATTAAGGCGAATCTTCCTACAAGTTTACTGACAAGCCTACAACTAAACGATAGGTTAGTTATACGAGACAAACGATACCTAATTAATCAGATGAAAACGAATATGGTAACGGGTGAAACTACCTTCGAACTTCTTAACGATTTTATGCCTATTAGCCCAATTAGAATAATCCAAGTAGGTTATGAAGAAACGAATATAGACATAGGAATAAACCTACCAAACCAAGCCTACAAGGCTACGTTTTCAAGTGGACAAAGCGACGTTATAATAGACCCGTTAGAAATAACACAAAGCCAAGTTATTAATATTACTTTAAGTGTTGACCAAGTAACAACTATTTTCGTAGTTTACGATTTAACGAACGGAGAAACGCAAGACGAAACTATTAACATAATCAGACAAACGCGATGAACTATTTAAACACGATAATCCAACTTTTGCAAATAGATGAATTCGTAAATAAACACGAAACAATAGAAATAGCGAAGGGAAAATACAAACTACATACGTCAGTTAAGGGGGCGTACAAACAAGCGAAACGCGAGTTAATTATTAAAAGGGAAAACCAATGGCAGAAAAGCGACAAATAGAAGTAGAAATAAAGGATAATGTTAAATCCTTAAAAAGCCAATACCGCGAAGCGTTAGCAGAACTTCAAAAGGTTACAGAACAATACGGGGCAACTTCTGAAGAAGCCGTAAAAGCCGCCAAAGCAGCCGCAGAATTAAAAGACCAAATAGAAGATTCCAAAAACTTAGTAGACGCATTTAACCCCGACGCAAAATTTAACGCCTTGTCGGGTTCGATTGGGGGCGCACTAAACGCTTTCCAAGCATACGAAGGGGCGATGGGTTTAATCGGTGTTGAATCCGAAAACCTACAAAAAACAATGGTGCGAATCCAAAGCGCAATGGCATTAAGCCAAGGTTTACAAGGCGTAATGGAAGCGAAAGACCAATTCAAAAACTTGGGTACGGTATTAAGCCAAACCGCAATAGGTCAAGGTCTACTAACTGCCGCAACTGCCGCTTATAGGTTTGTACAAACGGGTAGCTTTAAAGCGACCAAAGAAAACATAGTAGCCAAACAAGTAGACACGGCGACCACCAAAGCACAAACAACCGCACAAACAACGTTAACTACTACTACAACGGCTTCGAGCGTAGCTATGAAAGCATTTAGAGCCGCGTTAATTAGCACGGGAATAGGTGCAATAGTTGTTTTGGTTGGTATGTTAATTGGAAACCTTGACAAATTAGGAGCTGCATTTACTTGGTGTGGTGAAAAAATAGCCGAGTTTACCGATTGGATTGGACTAACGGACGGGGCTTCCGAACAAATGTCTGAAAACGACAAGAAGCGAACTAACCAACAGATAGCTAACATAGATAGGGAAATAGCAAAAGCCCGTCAACGTATGGTAGTTCGTGAAGAATCTTTTAACAAGGAAGACCAAGCGTTTAATAGACAAATAAGTTTAGCCAAAGCGCAGGGAAAAAACACCACAGATTTAGAAAGAGCGCGACTTAAAGCGTCTATTCAATACCGAAAAGACTTGGTAAAGGAGAACGAAGGTATCGTTAAGCAAACGAAACTACAATACGACCTTTTTAAAAGTACTTTACGAAAAGGCGAAGGTTCTACCGTGTTTGGGTCTAAAGAAGAAATAGCCCGACTAAATGAACTTTGGTCTACTATCGAAAAAAGTAATAAAGATTTAGCGGCTTCCAAAAATGATTTAGCCAACGCGAATAATGACCTAAAAGTATTCGAAGCGGATTTAGCACGGACACAAAAAGAACAAGCCGCCCAACAAGCAAAGAATAGTAACACAACTACAAAAACTACTATAAGCAATAACCAAAAAGTAGTTAAAGACACCAAAGCGGCTAACAAAGAGATAATAGATAACATAAATAAAACCCAAGACGAAGAAGCGAAGATACGCAAGGAGAAAATTAACCAAGACTTGGCGTTATTAGAAGAAGGGATAGACAAGGAGAAACAAGCCCGTAATAATGCTTTTGTAGAATTTAGGGACAACTTCCTAAAAGAACAAAACAAAGCGGAAAGGGAAGCGTTAGATAAACGATTTATTGAAGGCAATTTAAGTAGAACAAAATACGAAGAAGAATTAAAAAAATTACAACTTAATTACGCTAAAAACCTAACAGAAGAAGAAGCCGCGATATTAAAAACCGCCGAAGAAGTCTTACAAAAAGACCTTAAAGCAATAGATGACAAGTACAAAGAAGTCGAACTAAACGCTATTGCCGAAGCGAATAAAAATAAGTTAGCTAAAGAACAAGAATTTCAAGCGACCATTGAAGGAATAGACGAAAGCAACTTTCAAAAAAGAACTGAAAAACAATTAGGCGCACAAAAATACGAACTCGAATTAGTACGACAAAAATACTTTGAGTTAGAAAACCAAGCAAAAGGAAACGCCGAACAAGAAGCGATAATAGCCGAAGCCAAAGCTAACGAAATAAACGAAATTGAAAAGAAGTACGACGAAGAAAGTAAAGCAAGAAAACGCGCAGAACTCGAACGAAACGTAGGCTTTGCCAAGCAAGGACTAACAATTATTGCAGACCTTACCGACCTATTCAATAAGAAAGGAACGGAAAGCGCAAAGAAAGCGTTTAAGATTAAGAAAGCCGCTCAAATGGCTAACGCGTTAATAGATACTTATATGAATGCAACTGCCGCCTATGGTTCGCAGTTCCTACCTTTACCCGACGCAAGTAGTCCCGTTCGTGGTGGTATCGCTGCGGGGTTAGCCGTTGCCGCAGGTTTAGCCAACGTCGCTAAAATTGGAATGCAGAAATTCGAAGGCGGTGGTTCTTCGGGTCAAGGTGGCGGTGGTGGTGTTTCAGGCGGTGGTTTAGGTGGTGCAACCCAAGCCCCTACGTTTAACGTTGTAGG